AACATGCGTCGTTATTGCCAGACGTATGTGGAACCGAATCTACAGATACCGAAGGTCGATCCTATTGGTGATGACACTATTGTCATTCATATTCGTAGTGGAGATGTATTTGACCAAGGGACTTCTAACCCTGTTCAATATGCTCCTAATCCTTTTTATTTTTACGACCAACTCATTGGGATCTATAATAAAGCGTTGGTGGTTACAGAACCAGACTCACATAACCCGATAGTAGAAGAGTTGCGAAAGAATCCTAAGGTGACTGTCCAGTCTACAACGGTAGAAAGAGACTTTGCTACTCTGATGGCAGCAACACACTTGGCAAACTCTGGAGTTGGAACGTTTGGTATTGCTGCTGCGTTGTGTAGTAGTAATGTTAAACACTTCTTCTGTACTGATGTTCATATGACAGAACATCTAAACTATAAAATGCTTGGCGACACAGATGTAAGGGTCCATCTCATGCCTATGGGAGAAGACTATATAAAACCAGGTGAGTGGGAGAACTCCGATGAGCAAAGACGATTTATTCTTACATATAACCCATCTACCTAACAAGATCGTTGATCGTCTTGAGAAATTAGCATTAGAATCTCCTTGGTATTATGCTCCTGACTGTGCTCTACCTATTGAGAAAGTAGAAGAATTGGGATTACCTTCGAACCCATATTTTTCTTATGGTATGATTCGTAATGATGGGAGAATTAATCGTAAAGAATTTTCTCACTACCCCTGGGAGTATTTTGATCGTGCTGTTAGTCCAGAGAAATATGGATTTAGTTCTACTAAGAAGTTAAGAGCACACATTACATGTCATTGGCCTAGATCAGAGCAGTATGGTGTACCACATAATAAACATGTGGATTGTCCTTTTGATCATTTAGTTGCTCTGTATTATATCAATGACTCAGATGGAGACACGTTCTTCTTTGATGGTGAAGAAGTAATCCACAGAGAACCTGTAGAACGTGGGAAGTTAGTTGTCTTTAATGGGCACCGAAAGTTCCACGCTAGTTCTTCTCCATCTAAAAACATTAGAATGACACTAAACGTTAACTATGAAATTATTTGATGTCTTTACTTTCTATAATGAACTAGATCTACTCGAACTGAGGATGGAAATCCTTGGTGACGTGGTAGATTATTTTGTTATTAATGAAGCAACTGTTACATTTACTGGCAAAGAAAAACCACTATACTTTCTTGAGAATCAAGAACGTTTTGCTAAGTGGAAGGATAAGATTATTCATCACGTCACTGTAGATGACTATGATAATCTGGAAGAGTTCTGGCAAGGAGTTCCATACCATAGAAACATGATTGACCATGGTATTCACAAACTTCCCATACATTATCAACGTGCTTGCTTCCATAAAGACAGTGCTATCTTTGGATTTTTAGATGATGCTAAGGATGATGACATCATTATTAGTAGCGATGCTGATGAGATTGCCAATCCTAAAGTGCTTGAATCGTTGAGAGAATGGTTTGATCCTAATAATCATTATGTTCTCCGTGGTCCTGTCTATTATTACTATCTAAATCTATTCTGCGAGAAGGCATGGATGGGTCCTAGGGTTGCCACGATGGGCAAACTCAAGACTATGAGTATTGACTTCTTACGTGAGTCACATAAGGAAGCATGGAAAGTAGACGACGCTGCTTGGCATTGGAGCTTCTTCGGAGATGCTGATATGGTCCGCTCTAAGATGGATGCTTACGAGCACCAAGAGAATAACCTCCAGCAGTTTAGAGACACCATGGAGGACCGTATAGCGAAGGGTGTGGACCCTTACGGAAGAGATTATCTATACAAACCAACGACGGTTCCAATTGACGAATCTTTTCCTGACTATATTGTAAACAACCAAGAAAAACTGTCGAGGTTTATTAGAGGATGAATGTAATTGAAGGGGTAGCAGTATCTAACAAATGTGATTACTCATTTGGTGATCAATCTGGATGTATTGGTAGAGTTCCTGGTGCCTTTATGTCACAGGCGTCTACTGATAATGAAGACTTTGTAGAACTAGCGGAAACTAAAGAGTGGATGACATTGTTCATCGACAATATTCGACTTTACAATCGCGACGTTTATACTTCTAATGAAGATGATAAGAAATGGGTTGATGGTCTTATGGAGACTAATGATTTACTGAAACTCTGTAAATCTATTCCAAATACTAAGTTTATTATTTTCACAAACCTAGAAGACACACCTATTACAAATGATATTCATGAAAAAATTCCTGAAAATGTTGCTGCGATCTATGGAACAAATGCTGTCGGATTTGGTGGCAAGTTACACCCGTTCCCGTATGGGGTACAGAGAATCATACATCCCAGTGACAACAGAATCGGAATACTCAAGGCGTTCATGGGAAAGGATGTAAGAGCAAAGAAACTTCTTTACATCAACCATGCTGAGCATACCAATCTTAGTGAGCGTGGTAACATTCGTGACATCTTCTCCAAGAAAAAGTTTGCTACGGTTGGCGAACGTGCTTCTTATGATGTGTACTGTCAGAAGATCCTAGAGCATAAGTTTATGATCTGTCCACAAGGTAATGGTGTGGATTGCCATCGTAACTGGGAAGTGCTATACTTAAAGCGTGTTCCTATTATGAAGAAGTCAGACTATCTACAGGAACTTTATAAGGATTATCCTGTTCTGTGGGTAGATGATTTTATTAAGGTTACCAAGACATTGTTGACTAACAATCAGCATCTATTTGATGAAGCACAAAACATTGATATGAATTTGCTTGATCTATTTTCTGTATTCAACCGAGCAGTGAAACGTGCTAAAGATTCCTGATGTAACACTGCTTATCTTGGCAGACATCGATATCCCTGACGCTGTATATGCGATCAATAAATCTTGTGAAGAGATTGAGTGGGGTGCTGCTAAGTTTCTTGGCAGTCATGGAACCCCTGAGGGATTGGATCCTCAAGTTACCTATGAGAAGACTTATCCTATTCAGTCTATTAACGACTTTAACTTTTACTGCATCTACAATCTGGCACAACACTGTGAGACTTCCCACCTTCTCCTTATCCACCCAGATGGTTATGTTATTCGTCCTCATTTGTGGGACAGCAGTTGGTTGGACTATGACTACATTGGAGCACCATGGCGAGATGATCCCAACGCCTATCTGGATCCCTGGGGAAAAAACCAGCGGGTCGGCAACGGGGGTTTCTCGCTAAGAAGTAAGAAGTTACTAGATCTACCTGCTCATGTAGAGATTCCTTGGGAGGTCAACGTTGGTAATTTCTACAAGCATATGAATGCCGGTCTATATAATGAGGACGGCAACATTTGTGTTCATAATAGACATATTTTTGAGGCAAACGGATGTAAGTTTGCTCCTGTAAATGTTGCTAGTAAGTTTGCCAGGGAGGCAACACTCCCGGACAGCGAGAAAGAAACCTTTGGTTTCCATTATCATTTTCAAGAAATACGATGAAAGCAAAAGTGTTCCAACTGTGGTGGAATCCATGGGGTGACGAAGGACTAGAAGTTGGCAATAAGAAAGTCAGTGTGTCCATTGACAATCTTTCTTATGATCAAGACGCAGACTATCGTATCCTGTTCCTAGCAGAACCATATGCTGTAGCACCAACTATCAATGAAGGTGCTCTAGCAAACTCACATAGTTTTAATAGAATCTATACATTCACACAGTCTATTCTAGACAAGTATCCAACCGCAGAACTGTTCCCATGGGGAGCATCTTGGTTGGACTTTGAGAATCTAAAGATTAATAAGAAACCATCCATCACGTTTGTAACCAGCAGTAAAATCCAAACTCCCGGACATAAACTACGACTAGAAATCTTTGACTTTCTAGTTCCAATTGATGATGCTAATGGTCTGACTGTCTATCAACATATGTCACCACCGTTCCATGAGACTCGGAACGATTTCTTTGACACGGCGATGTTCCATATCGCAGTAGAAAACTCGCAGCAGAAAAATTATTTTACCGAAAAAGTTATCGACTGCTTCGCAAGCAAAACTATTCCTATCTACTACGGTTGTCCTAATCTTGGTGATTGGTTTAATATGGATGGAGTCGTTACATTCGATGATGTCAAGGACCTGAAGAGGATTCTTACAAACATCAACGAAGACTTTTATAATGATAAGAAGGATGTCATCGAAGAAAACTATGAGAAGGCAAAGCAATTCCATAGTGAGAACGATGTTGTTCCTCGTCTGACCAAAACTATCCTTGCCGATATCAAGGAAAACGCTATTCTACATACGTGATGAGAGTCAGTTTCTGTATACCAACTTACGAATCGAAGGGGAAAGCACAACGCTACCTCTTCGATATTTTTTATGCTCTAGCAAATCAAACAAACAAAGATTTTAATGTTTGGATTTCCGACCACAGTAAAACCGATGTTGTTCTCGAAGCCTGTAAAGAGTATGCTAACGAGTTTGAAATCAACTATGTCAAGAATGAAGACAAGCGTGGGCAGATCAGTGCCAATACTAATTGTGCGTTACGTCATGCTGACGGAGAAATACTGAAGGTTATGTTTCAGGATGACTTTATCCTGACAAAAAATTTAGTAGAAGAACTTGACAAAGCGTTTGCCGATGAGGTAGACTGGGCAGTGACTGGTTTTGCTCATACCCTTGACGACGGTCATACGCATTACAATCCAAAGATTCCTGAGTATAACGACAGATTGTTGGAAGGTGTAAACACTTTGAGTTCTCCTTCTATCCTAGCAATGAGGAATGGCATCGACGAATACTTTGATGAGGAGTTAACGATGCTTATGGATTGTGATATGTATTACAGACTCTATAAATATCACGGTGATCCCGCAGTTTTAACTGACTATCACATCTCTAATAGAGAGCACCAAAACCAAACTCAAAGAACATACGAGCATCTTATCCCTACTGAAATTGATTATTTGAAGGAGAAGCATACGTGATTGGATTTAACCACCTCGGTAGACATGGGCGTTTGGGAAACCAAATGTTCCAGTACGCTGGACTTCGTGGCATCGCAGCACATAAAGGATATGAGTTTTGTATCCCTGCTAGTGATTTTGTAGATGAGTGGACAGACCACCAACTGTTTGAGGCATTTAAACTTACAGGTCTGACTAATATTGCTACCTGCCCTGGACCTTATGTTCAGGAAGCAAGTTTTAGATTTGATCAGAATCTATTTGACAACATGCCTGATGGGCATAATGTATACGCCTATCTACAGTCAACCAAATACTTTGAGCATATCGAGAAGGAGATCCGTGAGGACTTCCAGTTTAAGAATAATATTCTAGATCCTTGTAAACAGATGGTCGCAACGGTAGAGAAACCTATTGCTCTACACGTCCGTCGTGGTGATTATTTGGTGAACTCTGATAACCATCCACCGTGTTCCAAGGAATACTATGACGCCGCGTTGGACAAATTTGATTCTAGTCGGAATGTTATTGTTTTTAGTGACGATCCTGCTTGGTGCAATGATCAATTCGACAATGATCGTTTCCTTGTTTCCGAAGGCGGAGACAACCTTGCTGACCTTTGTATGATGTCACTCTGTAGTGACTTCATCATTGCTAACTCTTCTTTCTCCTGGTGGGGATCTTGGTTGAGCGAGAACCCTGACAAGAGAATCATCGCTCCTAGTAAGTGGTTTGGTACAGGGTATACTTCAGCACATGATACAACAGATCTTTATTGTAGTAATTGGGAGGTAATTTGATGTTAGAGCAGAAAGGAATTACACGCTACGGTTTAGAGCAGGCAACGTTTTTGATCCCTTTGAGGGTTGAGTCTGCTGATCGTATGCGTAATATTATTACTACATTGATATATCTTTGTAGAAACTTTAAAACAAATATTATTGTTTATGAACTTGATCAAGAATCTATATTTAAGAGTGCTGTTGTTCCACAACTAGAGCAAGCTCTTCTGGAAGAAGAGATGTCTATGATCTATCATATCTTTGAGAAGAGTGAAGATTATACATTTCATCGTACTCGGTTGCTTAATGACATGGCAATCGCTGCCAATACTCCAGTAGTTGTAAACTATGATAGTGATATTCTTCTACCTCAACTGAGTTATATTAAGGCAGTTGATTATATTCTTAATGGATATTATCCTGAGGATGGTGCCAAACCAGAACCTGTCAAGTGTGTATATCCTTATGGGTTTGGTGAGTATCAAATCCAATGTACTCCTACAGATGAAAGTGTGAGTGCTTTCATCAACTCAAACTTTAACTACGACGCCTTCGAAGGTCAATGTAGAAAGTGGGATGCCAAGTATGGATTCTGTCAGTTCTTTGACCGTGAAGAATACATCCGCCTCGGTATGGAGAATGAGAACTTCGTCTCCTATGGATACGAGGATGACGAGCGTTACATGAGATTTAATGCTTTGTCTAATGTCATCCGATATAATGGCGACATCCTACACCTAGAGCACACTAGAACCTCTAACTCCTGGTTTACTAATCCACATATTGAGGAGAACAGAGCTCTTTGGGAAAGACTGAGAGCGATGTCTAAAGGCAAACTTTCTGAATACTATGACAACGTTGAGTACGCCAAAGTTAGAAGACAGCAAGCAATTGATAATGGACAAGAACAAAGCAGCACCGAAGCTTAAGAACTTTCCTCTTGTCTTGTGGTTAAATCTGGATCGATATCCAGATCGCCGTAGGTATATGGAGGATCATCTTGCCTATTGGCAGATTGAGAACCATCATCGCATCACTGGTATTGATGGCAGTGATGATGCTACTGACAGACTGAAGGGTAGAGTTCCTGATAACATGAACCCTGGTGAGATTGGATGTGTGCTAACTCACTTAGAAGCAATTAAGTATTTTGTGAATGAGACTGACCTTGATGAGGTCATGATTATGGAAGATGATGTAGACTTAAACACTGCTAAGCACTGGGCATTTAAGTGGACTGACGTTCGTAATAAACTTCCAATCAACTTTGATACCTGTCAGTTTACAATCATCAATCCTCAGGGTATTCATCTCAAACTACACCTGAGATTTATCAACGATTTCTCTGCTGCTTGTTATATTATTACTAGACACCACGCAGAAAAGGTGCTAAAGTTACACCAGCGCGGTAACTTCTGGAAGATTGACCAGAACATCAAACCCCGTGCAGTATCTGAGGATTTGATCCTAGATAGTGGCAAGGGATATGCTGTCCCAATCTTTAACTATAAACTTGACATGGGTTCTGCCATCCATGAAGAGCACATTGATATCTTCCATAAGGATAGTCAAGCAGGATTAGAAAATTATTGGAAACAAAACGGACAAGATATCAAACCTGAGGAGCTAATGATCCTTGATGAATATGTCGGCAGACTACCACCCCAAGCATACGTACAGCAATGAGCGAGCAACAACCAGTTCAGATGAAATTCTATGATCATATCGGTGTTGCCGAAGGTCTAGTGTCTCAAGAATTTTGTGACATTCTTATCAAGGCATTTGATTATTGGTACGGAATTAAATATGTTAAGGCGGAATGTTATGGAAATGGGGAGTATACTCTAGAGTCTTTTGGTGACGGTGATACGCAGTTCTCTAACGGTTTGATGGGTCGTAAAGACTACGGCATCTATCTTGAGACGGCTGATCCTGGTCTCGCAGCACAGGTCAATCAAGCTCTTGGTGAGGCATTTGAGATGTATGCTAAAGAGTATCAAGGTATCACTAACTCTGCTGATCCAGTCTCCTCCTGGACATGTAAACTTCAGAAGACTGAACCTGGCGGTGGATTCCACGTATGGCATTGTGAAAATGGATCCTTCATGTATCGCGACCGTGTTCTTACATGGATGATTTACTTGAATGATATTCCACCTGAAGATGGTGGTGCTACAGATTTCCTTTATCAGAAGAAGTCTTTCCATCCGACGCGAGGAACTGTTGTTCTTTGGCCTGCTTGTTATACTCACATGCATCGCGGTGCTTTCTTGACAGGTGATAATAACAAATACATTTGTACAGGATGGTTCTTACGTGAACCTGGTCAGGTTTCTAATAGGATTATTGGAGAGTCACTAGGTCAGATTAGTAAAGAGACTAAACTGAATTATGATTGATGATTATATTCACAACAATCACTAACGCATACGACACAATCCCGGATCAGCATTATGATTCGGGTGTGAAGTATGTGCTTTTTTATGACAAATCAGTTGAGCAGAAGGGACCATGGGAGTTCATTAAGATCTCTGAGGAAGGTGATCCTGTTCTAAAATCGTATCGTATCAGGTGTCTGTCTCACTTATGGTTTGATGAACCGCATGTGTGGGTGGATGCCTGTTATAGTATGGACGAAACATTTGCTGATAGGTCGCGAGACATCCTCAGCACAGGCGAGATTACACTACAGCATCACCCAGAGAAACGTACACTATTGGGAGAGTTTATGAAGGTTTATAAGTGGGGATTCTTGCCCGAGGATAATCTTTTAAAACTTGCTCGGGACATTCGAACTATTGGTTATCGACCATCGATGTTTGATCATACAATCAACTGTTGTATGTGGAGACATAATACATCAGCAGTTGCGGAATTCAATGCTGAATACTGGAGGTGGTTCGTAGGTGATAAATTATATCGTTGTGATCAGATCACCAGTGCTATTGCTCAGTACCTGGTTTTTGGTAAGAATGTTCCTAGAGTTGATTTGCAAGTTGATCTGAGTCAATCAACTCGTGCGAAACCATACTCACATAACTATCCACTCGTCCAACCTAAAGACGAAAAAGTTTTTCAGAAAAAACTTAGAAAGGTTCTTGGTGCTGTAGTATGATCATCTACTCATGTATTACAAACTCATACGATAGAATTCCAGATCATTACTATGACCCTGATGTAAGATATGTCATGTTTCATGATGGAACTGTCAAGCAAGAGGGACCATGGGAGTTCATTAAACTTGACGTAGATATCCAGTGTCCTCGTAGGTTATCAGCTTTCCCTAAGATCAATCCAGATGTTTACTTTGAAGAAGGTGAACGGACAGTATGGATTGATGCTTGCTATAGGATGACAAAGGAGTTTGTGGAGTTCTCTAAAAACATAACAGAGTTTACTATCCTCCGTCATCCAAATAGATTTAGTTATTATGATGAGATGCTCGAAGGATTCTTATGTTTATTCTATACTTGGGACCAAGGCATTAGAATTACAGAAGAACTTGCTAAGGTTGGATATAATTTTAGAAACTATCGTAGTCCTTTGGGGACAATTATATACAGAACAATCGATGATCAAACCCGCAAGTTTAATCTGACATGGTGGAAGTATTTTGAGATGGGTCCTAACAGAGATCAGATATCTTTTGACGCAGCACTACAACTCAATGGATTTAATCCTGATATTATTGAGGATAGAAATGCATGTGGTATACCTTTGGGGCATTATAATAAAGTGGGAAGACTTGGTAAACATCCTAAAGATGGTGACTTAGACTGTACTCTTAGAAGAAAAGATTTTCTCTCTGCTCTACGAGAAATTACAGGTCTTTCATACATATATGCTAAGCACGACCATTCATTCATGATAGATTTTAATGCTGATATACACCTGTATTGAGAACAACTATTGCTCTCTGCCTGCTGAGATGCCACCAGGACATGAGTACGTATGCTTTGGGGACGCTGAGGCAGTAGGACCTTGGAAGGTATATCCCAGTATAAACCAAGGGCATCCTATAAGGACATCACGCTACTATAAAATCAACTGTCCCTTTGATGGACCTAGTATATACTGTGATGGTACAAGATTACACTTACTCAATGAGACTTTCTTTGACCTGAGTGAGGTTATATTTGACAGTGAGAAGATGTTCTGTCTTCAGCATCCACATAGACACTCATACCTTAACGAGTGTATGGAGTATTATCGTAAAGGATGGGTGGATTATATTACCACAATTCAGTTTACTGATCACTTAAAGTCATTGAATTTTAATTTTACTGACTGGTTTTCTCCATTAAACACAATACTGTGGAGAAATAGTGAGCAGGAGTTTAACGAAAACTGGTGGGAGTTATACATGAAAGGTGGTATCAGGGATCAGGTATCCTATGGTGCCACGTTGTCCTTGATGGATAAAAATTTTGTGTATGATTATAGTCTTGAGTTCCTAAACCATTTCACTGACGCTGGTTACCAGGGCAAGTGGTGGGACATTCGTCAGGGTGACTACAAGTACCACAATCCTGGTAAGGAGTCACAGTTGCTGTCAGAATTGTGTATAATGACAGGACTCAGCAGATTCCGGTACAAACCCTGCTGTAGGATCTGAGGCTTGACAAAGTGCTCAGGTCGTGTTAATATAAATACATGAACGTGGTGAGGGTTTCCTCACTGTTTTCGTCGCCTTACCGAGACTAAACAGCGACATAAAATAACAGTCTCTAATACCTGCTGCTGAGGGTGCAACAGGCATATCATACTAGTGTTCCCCGCACTCATATCTAACCCTTTCAATTTAATGGCTAACGCTACATTACAACAACAACAATCAACCTCATCGTGGGAATCATTCTGCGAGTGGGTTACCTCCACCAATAACCGCCTCTATGTCGGTTGGTTCGGCGTACTGATGATTCCAACTCTGTTGGCAGCAACCATCTGTTTCGTCGTAGCATTCGTCGCTGCTCCTCCTGTGGACATCGACGGCATCCGTGAACCCGTCGCTGGTTCACTCATGTATGGTAACAACATCATCTCTGGTGCAGTTGTTCCATCTTCCAACGCAATTGGTCTTCACTTCTATCCCATCTGG